CCTATCACTTTCACCTATGGCCCAAGTAGCGTTGTCCACTGCGGACTGTGTTCCGGCAGAGGCATCTATATTGGCCGCATTGCTGGAAATCTTTGCTGTGTGATGAGTTAAAATAAGATCATCATTACCAGTTGTAGGCGTTTCAAAACAAACCATTTCTACCTCAAGCAATCTACCAAATACAGTTGTATCGTTGGCATCAAACAAAGTTGAATCTACGCCATCAACACCGATGATGTCGTTTTCTGTGCCGTAAGACGCAATTGCTGCTTTGCTTGTTCCCAGGTCTAATACAATCTCTATTACAGAAACCAAACCCTCACGAGTCTGAGTTGCTCTAACAAGTGCAGGACTCATACCTGCTCCCATCCCTAACTGTGCTGCGGTAAGAGACTGACCTTGCTTATCTAGCGAGTGAAGTCTCTTTCTACCTAATCTTCTACTACCCATAATATATTCCTCCTATATTTTGTTTTATGGTTACGTAACCTGAACTTCCACGAAATATAACCAGCCACCTCAGTTATATCTCTTCAAGGGTCAGTGGCATTACGACCCAGGAGGTTATTCAAAGTTACAGTAAATAGATTTCAGAAAAGAGAAAACCCCCGTCAAATGAATGACGAGGGTTAAATCTTTTGCTATGATTGACTTACGTCAGATCTTAGCTGCTGCCTTCCTCACCGAGGAGACCACGCACGATAACGAGACCATACATATCTGGTCTAACCATCTTCTTAGCGTAACGGGTCATGACACCCTTACGTGGTACAAAATCCTCTGTACCGAAAATGGTAGGTGTTACCTGGAGTGGTACGTATGGAGCATAAACATAACCACTTTCAAGGAAAGAGTTACCTCTACGACCAACAAGAACCACGTTACGTGGGAAGTATGGGTCAACCATGACGTCAAACTTCTTGCTGAGTGATCCAGTCTTCACTGCACCGATATCACCACGATCCGAGTCAGCAGTTACGCTTGCACGGAAACCGCTTGTGAACTCAAGGATGTTAGCAACCTCTGGAGAGCAAACAACAAAGTTTGCGCCACCACGAAGTGTCTTTCTGTGGATCTGAGCGCTTACGTCATTGATTGTCTCAATGAGCGTCTCGTACCACTCGCTAACAGTACCGGTGAAGTCAGGCGCTGCTGATGCTGCACCAAGTTCTGCGCCGGTTGAGTCTACAAAGAGACCTGGAGCACGTGACCAGTAACGAGTACCTGCCTTTGCGCCCTGAATAAGGTCACCAAGGATCTCCTGATCGATTTCAAGAGCAATCTGCTCTGAAAGAATACCAGTCAATTCAACTTCTGCGTCCAAGTTGTGATAAGCATTGAGGTCCTGACCTAACTCAGGAGTCCACTTTGCCTTCAACTTCTTGGTGATCGCGGTAACAGCGATACTGTCAACCTTGATGTCGATCTCTGGGATTCTACCAGATCGAAGATTGGTATTAACGGAGTCATCAGCGTTAGCAGTAGAGATAGCAGCACGACCTGCACCTTCAAGGGCAAGTTCGCCACCGACTACAGAACCTACAGCACCACCAATTGGGAACGTGTCCGACAATGGGTATGTAACTGCACCTGCGTCAATGTGTCCAGCAGTCACGAGGTCACCTGGATCTCCTGTATCTAACAAGAACGTTAAAAGAATTCCACCATCGGTGTCCTTTCTTGTAAGTCTTCTAACAAGAACAGCAGCATCGTTAAGTGCAGCATCACTGTCCATTGCGATAGTGAGTGCAGTAAGTGCGTTCTCGTTCAAGTTTGGAAGATCCTCTGCAACCTTTGCTGCTGAAACCTTAACAACACGAACCTCTGCTGCGGCAGTTGCATCAAGATGCGCCAAAAGATCAGGATCAAATCGAAGATTCTTCTTATCTGCTGCTGTTAAGTTTGCGCCAGTCTTGCTTGTAACGATGTTACTAAGACCTTCTACGATTGCAGCGTTTGAACCGGTTGGTGAACTGTAAGCAGTACCGAGGTCATAGAAACCACCAGGTCCGCCCTGATCGAAACTCTCGTCAAGATCAACACCATCGAGAATACCCTTAGCAACCTTGTTACCACCATAGATTGATTCACCAGCAGTCATACCGGCACGAGTCTCTTCATGGGTGAAATCCAAGAAGAAGATAAGACCACTTGGAAGACTCATAGGCTGAACGCTTACGAGATCGTTTGCAATCAATCCACCGAATACTCGGCGAACGATTGGGAAAGCAACTGATGCGAAACCTTCGACATCACCTGCGGACATTGTGGATGCTTCACGAAGAAGTTCCTTTGCTTGGTTCTCAAGGAGAACCGCCATACCGTTTCGGTTTTGCTCGTTGGTGATGCCCTCTAAAAGACCAGTCTTTTCCCACTTTTCGAGAAGTGCTTGACCTTCCTTAGAGACGTCACGTCGAACAATACCTTCGGTTAATTTTTCTAATACAGACATTGTTTGTAACCTCCTAAATAGTTAATTTCTGTTTTTTATACCAGCTAGTCGCTGCATTCTATCAGCAAAAATATCTGCTGATGTTGTTGTTCTCTTCTCTTCACGAGTTCGAACTAGCAAAGATGATCTTCTGCTTGCCGCTTCATTCAACGATTCAGGACTACTTTCAATTTTGGTAGTCTCCATTGAATTTTGAAGGGTCTCATAAATGACCTTCGCTTCTTTTGCATCTTCTGCCTTTGCAATTGATTCGACAATATTCTTTTTCTGTCGCTCATTCAGGGAGTTACAATCCAAAGTACGATTGATGTACAATAGTTTAGCGTTTGAAGTAGTAACTACATCAAACTTTTCTTTTAGTTGCCCAACAGCACTCTGGTAGGTTTCAACCTCCGCTGTTAGATCTTTATTCTCATTTAATAATTTTTCATTGTTCTTCTTAAGTGAAGTATTTGATTCTTCTAACTTATCAAGTGCTGACTTGAGTGCTTCAAGTTGCTCTTTGACCTCGTCGTCCTGTGCTCTAGCGAGTTCCATCTCCACTGCATGGTCGATCTCTTCATTAGAGACACCCATAAAACCTCTTTTTTGCGGTTTCATGTCTACTTTAAGCGCTTCCATAATATCGTCTACGAATACATCCTCTAACTCTTCCTCTAATTGAGCAAGGGTTTCGGTTGCCAGAGATTCTGCGTCAGGGGATGACTGAATCTCATCTTCCATAGAGGAAGCAAGTTCTTCATGATCTACTTTATCGAACTCTAAAGCATCATCAGCGGCGATGCCTTCTTCGTCTTCGATCTCTCTAATACGCTTTTCGATAGCATCAAGGTCTAACTCAACCTCGGCAGAATCAGAAGAAGCGATTGAATCCATTGCTTCATCATCAGATTCATCAGAGATGCTTACTTCGTCACCCTCTGGTTCTTCAGAAGCAAGGTCTGTCATAGCATCCATTTCCATGTCATCCTCCTCTTCTTCTAAGAAAGAAGTAACCGCTTCCTTGATTTGGTCAGAGTATTTCTCGATGACCAGTTGCTCTGCATTTTTAAGTGCAGCATCTTTAAGTGCTTTTGCGTCAATGATTGCTTGTTCTAGTAATGAAGACATAATTTTCCCCTTATATTAAAAATATGTTCAATAATAAATAGTTGAAGTGTTCTTTAAACACCTGAATATTATTATACTACATTGTAGGATTGTTTTTATTATTTTTGAGGGTTTGTTCTGAGGGATGAAAGACCGGGTATAACCAACCTTAGCGGAGGTGATGCAAGGGTCTCTCTTTGTGCAACGAACAAGGGGTCATCCTTTACTTCCCTTATGTTGTCAATAACAAAATCAGGTCTTATGGTGTGCTGTCTTTTCATGGTTAGAAACTTGAAAGACAGGCATGCAAAAAGTCAGCGGCGTCTAATGCGGAGTCAATTTGAAAATAAACTTTATCAACGCCTGCTATTTCAAAGACCCTGTGAAACTGCGTGTCGACGATTGCACCAGTTGCTACTGCTGTGCCAGAAGTATCTTTCAATGGTGCCCATCGACCTGTGCCGTGAAGGTATCCCCAAACCGTAACGGTCCTGGTACCGCCAGAAGGGTCAGTGTCAAGAGTCAGATGAAGAAATCTCTGATTCTGCGTGAAGTAAGCGCCGGTGATTGTACCGTCTGCCATGTCTGACGGTTCTGCTGCAACAGGGACTACCTGTGCTGTGCTAGATGCACCATTCACATTCTTTGGTCTTCTTGTTCTGCCCCAACTACTGTGTGTGTGGAATCCTGATGTTGTGCTTTGTGCCATTTTAAATCTCCATTAATAAATATTAGTCTTTGAACTTATCGTTAAACTTTCTTGTTGATTCTTGAGAAAGTCTTTTCTTTCTTTCCCTCTTCAACTTTCTAATCTCAGACTTTGGAGTGAATTGACTGCGGTTACGCACTGCGTCGATTAGACCTTCCTTCTTAGTCTTCTTAACAAAGCGACGAATCATCTTCATCTGGTCTTCGTTGTTTTTTGGTTTTACTTCAAAATTTACTGGTTTACTCATTTCTTACCCCTTATTACTTTAATGCATTCCATTTGCTGCCGAAAGCCCCAAGCAATCCATCGATACTAACTCCTGAATCTTTCGGATCTACACCACTTAACGGTGAGTGGGAGGGTGAAGACCCTGCCCCGCCGCCACTAGATAGTGGTTCGGTACCTTCGAACACGTTAACTCCACCATAGGCATCCTTGCCAACTGCAGAGAGCATCTTGTCTCTTGTTTCTTGTAGTCTCTTGGAAACCGCTTCGGTGTCTCTTTTTGGTGCAACAACCTCTTCTTTCTTTTGTTCTACGATTGGTTGTCCCATACCGGACACGATCTCTGCTACCAATGTCGATAAGACACCTTCTTCGAATATCGCTTCTTTGATGCACTCCATGACGAGTGGTTTCAGAACTTTCTTTAATTTATCTACTTCTTGTGCTTTCATTTTTCTTTTAAAATACTTCCCATTAAAATGTTAATCTTGTCGACCTTTGTCAGTTCTCTTGTCATATCTTTTGATTCGTTCACCTGAGACATGATGGCACCTGGTGTCGATGGATCAGAGACCATGTCGAAACAAATAAGTTGAAAATCATCCTCTACCAAGGTAACGCCGTTTGACTCTCTGACAGAACCCATGCCTCTAGAAGAAATACCACAAGGTACTCCTGCCTGGACTAAACTCTTCAAGATCATTCCTGATGGAGTGGGCAAAACTTCGATCTTACCCATTACCTTGTTTTTGTCCATCCAAATCTCAGTAACAATGTGTGATGCATTCTGAAGATTTATAACTGAAGACTCTGGGTGATCTAGTTCGCCCAATGCTCTTCTTTGTTCCACCAACGTTTTGTAGCGTTCAACCTCTCTCTCAAGGAGGGCATGAGGATACACTCTACCGTTGTGGTTCTTTGTTTCCGACATCTGCATGACGCCGGTTAGAATCGTAGCACCTTGCGCAACTCTTCTTTTCTCGTCTTCTGTCAGGAGGTCTTGGCATATGCCGCCCTCACACAATTCAAAATATTCTCTTATTAACTTCATTTTCTATCCTCGATGCGGGGGTCACCCGCCTCAGTTACTTGCCACTACAGCAACGTCTGACTTTCTGTAACATCCAACGCTTCATAACTTACTCCCTCTCTATCTTTATTTGGAGACCACAATCTGTCACAAGCATACTACAAATGTAGCAAGCAATAGACGAGTAGCACCCCAAAATGAAACCCGTGACCAGTGAATAGTCAAACATAAATAGTTCTGTGTAGGGACTTATCGCCCACAAAAAACCTCCGGTCCAAAACCCCGTGCACATAGGGCACCGAAACAGGTCTCCAAACCAACCTTCACTTGGTCTAATCTTATTAAATATTTTTCCGAAAACTAAAATCTGAGTCATGCCAAGACAGGCAATCGTATAGGTAAGCATTACTTCTCCGTCATTTCCCTCAGAATGGAATACATGTACTGGTATCCGTACGGGCGGACCTGATGGTCAAGTGTTCCTTTCTTTTGATCGTGAGGCACTTCGCCAAGTTCAGTGCTATCAATCTCGTCGGGTTCGAGGAAGAAGTCTTGCAGATTATCCTTGTACATTTCTCTTGACTTCATGTTGGGTTCTTCTTCCTGCAGGAAGTTAAAAACTTCTAGTAACGTAATCTGGAAACTTGATACAGTCTCTTCTGATGATTTTAAAATATCCGCCTCCAAGGAAGCATGAACAGACCCAGATTTAATTGAACCGCGATCTAAGACACCCAAACTCGCAAGTGTCTCTAGTAGTGTCTTTTGGGCGAAATAGCACTCTTCCGTTATGGTCTTCTTTGGGAACGTGGAAAGTCTTGACTTCTCACGAGATACAACTATGTCAATAAGATCATGGTCGAAAATAAGCAAGTCGCCATTAATCGCCTTTCGTGCTTCGCGAAAAGATATTTGTTTTGTGACTGGTTCTGCGTCTTTGTTACCACGAACAATATTGATCTTAAGCATCCTCTAACTCCCTAACTAGGTCCTGTATCTTAAGTACCTCTTCGACCATTATATCATCAATTTCTTTATTTTTGTATGTTTCGAGTTTCTCAAGAACTTGTTCAAACTTCTCTTTAAGTTGATCGCTCTGCAACGCATCGTCATCGCTGCGAGAAATCAACTTACTCTTTAAGTCAGAGACTTGCTCGTTCATATATATCTTCAACCCAATAGAATTGTCGGAAAAAGAAGCAATGTAGTTTGTTAAGAGATCCTTCTGATTCTCTGGAAGGTCTGCATATTTTTTATTAAAACCTTCTACGAAAGTCTTATAGGTAAGATTGTCAACGTGCTGTTGTTCCTCCTCCTGTTCTGAGGTGAGTGACTCTACCATCTTCTCTTCCAAAATCATCTTTTCTTTAATAGACGTCTTGTTGTTAAATATCCCGTACACTGTTGCAAGACTTTTATAATTCGGTACAAAGTTTCCGAAGACACCAGAAGAAAGTTGATAGTTCATCTCTTTAATTAATTTGTTTTGAGATTTGAATATGTCTTGATCACTCAATCCCTTATACCTTTGCTTCGCCTCATGCAACATCTTTTCTGCTTCGGACTTTGACAACTCCTCAGTCTCAAGGACTTCGCGGTAAATCTTCAACTCCTGATTGAGTACGGATCCTTTTGCAAAGTTCTCTTTAATGATCTTTTTTACAAGTGTTTGCCTTGCTGTGTTCTTCTTTACAACTGCCTTAATATACTCTCTTGTGAGAGTCTCGAACAAAAATGCTGTGTTTCTTTTTTTATTATGCTTCAGTCTCATTTTTAGGTTTCCTGTTGTTTAGTTCGCTGATAAGGTTTGCCACTTCCCTGTTTAAAGAAAATATACTCTCCTCTTCATTATTATAAGTAGTGTCGTTGGACTCCGAAAGTCTTTGCTTATCTTCCTCAACAACACCTCTAGATAAAGATTTTAACTTTTTATACCCTGGTACAGTCCTGTATGACTGAGTTCTGCCGCCATGGTCACGCTTATCACGTTCTCCTGTCATTTGTTTCGTCACATGAACCTTGCCCTTGTTTCTCTTATGTTGGGCATCATAGGTGTCCTCTCTTGATCCTGGTGCTGCCAATAACGGACTATCATCTGCTGCTGGCGCTTCTGCTTCTGCATCGCCCATACCTTCAAGTCCGCTCAAGTCAACACCTGCTCCACCCTCATCAGATCCCAGTTCATCAGTACCGAGAAGATCCTCTTCGTCGCCTGGACTACTATTTGTTGCTTCTGCTTGTGCCTGTTCAGATGCTGCTTCTAGTCTAGCATCGAACTGTCGGTCGTAATACATTTGTCTCTGGTTTTTAACAAACTCTTCTTCCGTCATATTAAACAGATGAGATGCAATCCACTGTCGACTGAAGTAACCCTCTGTGGCGGCAGACGCTACATCAAATTTTGTCTTCCAGTGTTCCAATTCTTGAAGTTCTGCGATCTTTGAAGGACTATTCAACTTAAGTTTAAAGTTAATTAAATCCTCTCCGCGATAACCCAAAGTATAGAGATGAATAACACCAATCTTTTCCATCTCAGTAACAACAGATCTCTGCAATCTTTGAACTGTTCTTGCAAATCGAATGTCTTTCTGCGCAAGAGTAGTAGCATCTTCTCCACCACCAGCTTCAGCATTTGTGCTTGTCAGATAAGACCCTGGAATCTTCAGCGCTGAGAACAGTTTATCTCTCAAGTACTTGACGTCGTCGATGTCACCAGTGTATGTACCTCCTGGTAAACTCTCTACTTTGGAAGACGATCCTGCACGTGTAGGTATAAAATAATCTTCATCAACAGACATGGGATTGTATCTCAAATCGACACGTCCTGATGAGGGGTCTACAACCTGGTTTCGTTTCATTGACGTCATCACCTTCTGCATGTATTGCTCTATGTCTTGAGGTGGTATTGCGCCTACGTCGATATAAAATACTCTTCGCTCTGGAGACCTAACGATGCGATACGCCATCATTGCATCTTCTAGCAAAGTCAACTGTCGCCATATGCGGCGAGCAGGTTCCAGTACCGATGTGCCATATGGGGTATACTTATCGTTTCCTAAAATTCTAAAGTGACCAATCTGCCAGTTTTCAAAAGTCAATCCTGCAGAGTTCCACTGAAACTGGCAGTAGTTTGGATTTGTCTTATCTTCACCCTCCAACCTTTCCAACTCTTGTCCAGGTAACCCAATAACGCTCTTGATGCCGAGGACGTCATCGATGTCTAAGTACAGAAAAAAGTCTCCATACTTAACCATAGTCCTACACCATCCGAAGATGTTGTATTCGATGTTCATTATGTTGAAATAAAGAGCAGATAAAATTCCCTTAATCTCTTCATTGTTGCAGTCGATTGTCATCAGCGGTGACATTGCACTGTGATTCGTCATCTCGTCAGCGTATATGTCTATTGCTGAGGCGATCTCTGGTGTATATTCCATTTGATCGAAATCAACATATCTCTCTAACCTGTTTTGACTACTCTGTGCGCCGCCGTAAAGACCGGCAAATGGGTTATAGTCCATTCGCTTGAACTGCTGTCCACTAGCAGATGTAAACTTACTAGCATACTTGTCTAACTGTCTTCTCCTAAGTCGTCGCGCAGTTTGAGTCCTGTAATTGACAATCGGACCTGATAGTAGTCTTGTCAACTTTTTAAACAGATTACTCTGCGCGTTCTTTGGATTTGTTTTTCTACCACCTGCCATATCGTTTATCCTTTAAACAACCAAGGAAACTGATCATAAGTCTGTGAGTGCTTCTTCTGTTTTTCGAAGACGCTATCACCCTCATAACCATGCATACCTTTTATTGTTGTATTCATTTTAGTTTTTGCTGCAACCATTGTAGCAAGAAATGCCTTATTATATTCTATGTTTCTTTTGTTCTCTATCAATGCCGTATCCCTCACCCAACAACCTATTGCGCACGCCATAATCAAATCATCGTTATAGGAGCGCATTGCCTCGGGTCGTCCATTATTCCAGACAAATGTCTTCATCTCATTATAGAGACGAGGAGAATTTATCGTAATTAGTTCATTTCTTACAAATTCTTCCAACTTTGCCACAATCAATGGTCTTGTCTTCTGACTTGTTGTAAAACCAGCAACAGCGTTAGACGCTGCTTCTGCTGTAAGTTGATCCACATACTCATGTGAAGACTTGATTGAGTGGTATATATTAGGATACTGCATTTCGATAAGTTTGTCAAGAACTGCAAACCCAACAGTATTGTTTTCCACCACTATCATGCAGTCTCCATACTCCCTTCCTGCATTGAACAGAACCTGAGAAAACAAATCTGGCGTAAGTCTGCCTTGATATTCTGCGACAATCTCCATCGTAAGTGTGTTGAAGATGTGAAATACAGAATAGTCCTTTCCGTCACCTCTTGCAACATCTGCACTTAACAAGTATGGGACGCCGGACTCTGCTTCTTTCCATATCCAATAGTTCCTATCAAATCCTGACTTATATTTTGGTTCCGTCATGAACTCCCTTATTGACTGCATCTTGTCTGGATGAAACACCGTTTCGCCTGACATATTAAAGTTGCACTCTAACTCTTGCGCTATTTGCCTGCGGGACATGTTTTTGGTTTCCTTCGCAAACCACGACTCATCCCTATCTGGGTGCACATCCCACGGCAAGTTCATAGGAAAGAAATCATTAGATTGACTTTCAGAATCTACATAGGTCTTGTGAAACCAGTTACCAACGCCATTAGGCGTCGAAAGTGCGATACAACGCCCACCAGTTGACAGAGTAGGGTATAGACCTGTCCACAACTCATCGAGTCCCTCTACGTGCGCTGCTTCGTCTATAACAAGTAAAGACAGTGCCTCTGAACGTCCAGCATCCCCTGAAGTCGAAGATGCTTTGATTTGAGATCCGTTTGTCAATTCAAACGATGTCCTATTATCTACAGAGACTTGTGCTATTCTTATCCACTCCGGACAGTTCCTCAAGATCGTCTTAACCTTCTTGACGAGGTTTGCAGCGGTGCCAAACTTTGTAGCAAGAACGAGAACATTCTTTTCCTTGTGGAACATCATCAACCAAACAACATATGCTGCGGTCACTGTAGACAACCCCAACTGGCGTGCCTTTAGAACAATGTTGAATCTATGGTCCTCAAAGTTCTTTAGAGCGTCCTTCTGAAATGGATAGGTCTTAAATGGTATCAAACCCTTAAGTGGGTGAGTTATCTTCGCATAGTTGGAGATGAAGTAGTCCGGATCTCGTCCGGACTTTACTATCTCTCTCATTATTTCTTTCTTAGTTAGGACTGAACTCATCTCTTCCTGTTTGCGAAATCATATGCCTTGAAGGATTCGAATGGGTCGGACTTTCTTTTATCGTTAGGTGTCTTCTTTGCTTCGGGGGTTGTTGGAACACCCATCACCTCTCTTTCGTTGGATTGCTCATCGACGCCACCAATCTTAAATTTTTGCACAGCAGTTACAAGAGTTCTAACTCTCGATACAGGTTGTACTAAAACTTGAACCTCACCCTCTGAGGTCAACGAAAGACTTGACTTGGTCAATGCTCTGTATTCTTTTTTGATAAACGCAGCGACGTCTGAGATCATGCTGGACACATCATTCTCTAGAGTTCCACCATATACTTCCTTAAGTTTGATCTCGCTAGAATAAGTTACACACAACTTGTGTCCCTCAAACTTTACGCCGAAACCGTCCATGACTCGCGAGTCAATCAAAGGATTGGTGTCTTCGTCGCCCTCTCTCTTTAAACCAATCTTTAAAGGTTCGTCGTTCTCATCCAGTGCTCCATCATACTTCTTTGATAGAACCTGTGAGATGCCATTAATAATTTCAAGTGTTGTTGCCATTAGTTTGCTCCTTTGTGGGTCTCCACCCCGACTTCCATCTTTCCTCTCTGCCCTCGACCCACTGCACATAGCATCCGAAACAACATTCGAACTTTGCCATGTACAAATCATCTTGCGCAGAGAACGAATAAGACTGACAGACTGGACATTCCCTTTCGTTTTCTCTAGTAAGTAGTTTTTTTGTAATCAAAAAACCTTTGTAGTTTTCTTTAGATTTCTTCTCATCTTTGAAAAACTTTCTTTTGTAGAATTCTTTTACTTCTTCTTCGTGCTTTTTCTCTTTTTCAGGAGTCCAATGCTTCTTGGGATTTTCAACCGCCTCTTCTCCCCATCGCTCTTCGATCGCCTTTTCTAATTTGACTATAATGTTAGGATCTTTAGAATTTTTCATCTTCCCACCAAGACCCAAACACCCAACACAGATGTAGCACCTACAACAAACCCACCTGCGGTAAAGAGATACCAGTAGTTGTTTGGGCGAGCGAGTGCAACCTTTTCCAACTTCTCGATTTCCTTGTTTTTGATCTGTACAGTTGACTGCAATTCACTCTCTAAACTCTCAACCCTTGCATTCAGGTTTCCGACTTTAAGGTCGTATTTTGCACTTAGTTTGTCGACCTCTTTACCAACTTTCAACTGGCAGCGGTCACCCTCTTGTTCCTTGTCCGCAATGATCTTTGCCATTGCCCTCTCGGTCAGGCACCAACCGTCGTAAGGGGCAGGATTGCCTTTTAGGATTTTAGATACGTCTTGCGCCAGTACAGAAGTGGAGAAACTAATTAAAGTTAGAAAAATCAAAAAGTTCTTCAATCTTTTGCTTAACAACATCAGGGTTTCCTTTCGAGTCTTCGACTATTTCTTTAACTCTTTTTTTGTTTGCTTTAGTGATTTTAACATTTTTGTCACTATATTTTTTCTCTATCTGTTCTAGTGTTTTATGGTACTCTTTTATATTCTGGTCTCTTTCAGACAGTTCTCTCTCGTGGTTCTCTTTGAGTTCAACTATCTGTTTTTCGTACGACTCTTTTTTTGCCGCCAATACGTCCATTGCCGCCTGTGCATTCTTTC